GCCATGGGCACGGTGTTGCTCGATTCATAACATAAACTGCATTATGGTGAGAAGAACAATCCCATGGTTGGGCATCATGAACTGCCATTGGTTCTGGCCATTGTTCGAATGGAGTATCTCCAACTAGAGCTGTAATTGGCATTCTAGCCCACATGGCTCCGCCATGCACTGTATCTTCTGGTTCGCCATCAGCTTCTACGCCAGTAAAGATAATATGAAAACTTAGGCAACGATTTGGCATTGTGGTAACGCCAATTGCCATAGCATGCAAGAACTCACCATGATATGCCTCATGGTTATGCGTGTACTCTCTCCTTACCCAACACTTGAAGTGGGGTATATTGCTATACAAGTAAGACACTATTTGCTTACTTTTCCGCCTTTCTTATATCCTTTTGACTTCATCATTCCGCCCTTTTTATAGCCCTTTGATTTCATCATGCCACCCTTCTTATAGCCTTTTGACTTCATCATGCCACCTTTTTTGTAGCCTTTAGATTTCATCATTCCGCCTTTCTTGTAGCCTTTTGATTTAACCATGCCGCCGGATGCGTAGCCTTTTGTTTTTTTAAACATAATTATTTCCTAATTAACATTTCCATCTACGTCTAGCTTGACGTATTCTGGAATTTGGATTGTTCCTAGTTTTTGCTGAACTTCTTTTAAGCTGTCCAAGGGATCTAGCACAATAAGACTTACGTCTTTTAGCGGCCTTACTTCCTTTTTTAACTTTACCAGTTACAGCAGTTTTTAACTTAGAGCCCGGATTTTTTCTTCTATAAGCAGCAACACCTCGCTTAGTCATACCAGCTCCACTCTTGGTGGGACGATAATTAGCCTTTGGGCCTCTTGTCGTTCTGCGTATGGGTTTTGCTTTTTTCCTTGTTGCCATAAGATTTAATATAGTAGCACTATAAAAGTGCTACTACAAAATTAAAACTAAGAATGAAAAACAGTTACTCTATCTATATTGCTTAATACAACATGAATACCATCTTCAAATAAAACACCAGAATCTGGAATGTTCATTGTTTCAGTATCATTAGCGTTGCAAGGAGCAATTAATATGGTAGAGCCTGATACAGTTCCATCTCTAAAAGTAACAGTACCGTCAGAAGATCCGCCAGCTATAATGTATCCTCTTAATCTCGATCTACCGTTTTGCAAAACTGCACCACCGGTAGCAGAAGAAGTGGTTGTAGCTGTCTTTACATCTGATCCTACAATTCTACCTGCCATAATTATCTCCTAGTATTAAGCGTCAGCAAATGGAGTTACTAGAGTTCCTGAACCTAAAGTGATTCCTTCTACAGCATACTTAGCGCTTGCTATAGCGTGAACTTTAATAATGCTTCCTGCTAATCCGCCTTTGGTTGATCCGTTAAGTGTAATAACGTCATTAGATGCACCTGAAATAAAGGTTTTGCCTGTTGCGTTGTTAACACCAGTATATAGACCACCAACAAACTTATCAGTACCGTCTGTTTTGATATCTAAATCAGTAGCTGCGGTAACAATAACAAATGTAAATGATGCACCTAAATTATTGGTTTGATTTGGATCTGTCGGATCGCTTGGTGTAGTAGTAACAATAGAAGGTAATGTAAATTTACCATCAGCGTCATTACATAGAAGTATCTTACCTGCATGTGCGTCTACAGTTAAGGATGTGTCAGCTGTAAGACTTACGATTGCGTTAGTTCCTGCTGAGATAAATCCTGCCAAAGATTTGACTGGACCTGAAAAAGTTGATTTAGCCATTGTTTTCTCCTGCTAAATTAGTTGCGCCATCTTTGGAGTAAGTCTGCCGAGTCAGTTGGAGCAACAAGTTATCTCGGTTTAGATAACTATACTACTTTAGCAGTCTTGAGGGAAGTTTTCTTTTGACTTGAGTATTTGCTCTCTACAACTAAATAAAGCCTGATAAGATTCTTTTATTGATGAGTCCTTACCAAACTCATCCAACATATCTTGGCCTATCATCTCTACTAAAGAAATAACAGTAGTCATTCTGCCTTGAATGTCTTGTATTTTTTTGGAATCTTTTGAACTCATTTCTGCCTCAATTTTCTGTCTTATATCATAACCCTCTAGCCAGTTTTTTACATTAACTATTTTCTTATCATAATCAGAATATGTTTCCCAATCGCGTATTTGTTTAATATTTCTGCCGCATCCTTGACATCTTTCGTCAAAAGGAGCCATAGACGTAGTGCAACGACCAGTGCAAGGTGAGTTTGCTAAAGATAAACTCGAATGTAAACCAGTATTCATAGTATTTATAATTGGTTTACTCAGATTCTACAATAAGAATACTGTTTAAGGTAGCTTTTTGTAAATTTATTTCAGAAAAAAGAAAGGGAGCCTAAGCTCCCTTTCAGTAGGTTTAAACAACCCACCCCGAGTAACGGGTATTAAGCACCTTGAGATGCAAACACTGCTCTCCAGTTGGAGAATCCGAAGCTGTATCTCTCTCTGGCTTTATATCTCATATTACCAGTATCGAAATCACCTTCTAGTGAAGTTTGCATTGGGCTTCTTTGGAAATGTTTAAATCCGTCAGGACAATCAGTTTTTAAGAACCAAGCGTCAGTATCTGTTAGATAGTGGTTAACCACATACCCTTCAGGAACCATGCCCATATTCTTAATAGCGTTGATGTCGTTGTCAGATGTACTAACTCTTCCAGGAGTTTCTAGTAATCTGTCAGCAACAAATTGCAACTGAGGTGGAACAATCAACTTTGTACCTTGTAATGCAATTACTAAATTTCTGTCATCACTAAAAGTTGATATAGAAATAAGAGCATCTTCTAATGAAGTTTCATTAAGGTCAGTATAAGTTGATGGTCTGTTACTTGCAGTTCCGCCGCCACCGAGAGGGTGAGCATTAGAAACAAGAGGTTGACCGTCGCCGCCTGTATGGCTGCTACTAAACGCGTTATTTAATACTGAAGCAGCTTTAATCTGCTTTGTATTTGCCATAGATCTAGCCAAGGCTTTTGTATACCTTGAACCAAGTCTGTCGTACAGATTGTCTTCAACAGCTTCTTCTGTTAGAGCAAAAGCAAGAGCAACTGTTTCGTGGCTGTATCTTGAAGTATATCCTTCAGTTGCATTATCAAATGCAACACCAGATCCTTCAGCTTTAGTTTGGGCATTCCCAAAGCCAACGATTAGTACCTCTTCTTCAAAAGCTCTATCTGAAGTTTCAGTATCAAAGATTTCTGCATGTTCGTTATCGTACCTAGCGTATTCCATGCCAAACAAGGCATTCAAACCAGGCTCGAGTTCCTTTGCTAATTGTGAACGATTAATTGCCATGATTAGACTCCCGTTACTTGAGCATAGAAGTGCTCGTTAATTTTGACAATCATGTTAACGTTTGTAGACAACGTTCCAGTACCTAAAGCATTGTTGTCAGGATCTCCTGAAAAACCAACAATTCTTAATTGTGCTGAAGTTGCTGCAGTTGTTCCGCTGATTTTAACAGCAGAAATACCAGTTTGAGTTGATCCAGTTGAATAAACAATATCAGCGTTGTTACCAACTACAGTTTGAACAACTGAGCCAGTAGCAGCACTTTGGACTTCAAACAAGGCATTTGGGTCGTCAACTACGAATGCCACCGCATCTGATGAAACAGTACCGTTTGGCCAGTAAGCTGAATAGATTACATCGCCATTTGAGTCGGTATATTTACATCCCCTAAAGACACCTAGCGCTTGATCGCCAGCAGCAGCTACTAGAATAGTACCTGTGTTAGCCATTTTTACTAGGTCGCCTGAAAAAATGTTTCCGGACGCGCCAGAGGCAATTGAGTATTCGGTTGTTCCGCTTGTGTTATAACTCGAACCTAATTCGCCAACTGGTCTTAGACCGAAAGGTGCATTTTTATTAGCCATAATTTTACCTTTATCTAAAAAGTTGTTTTAAGCAGCAAAAAATTAATCTCTTTTGCCACCACCAAAAGTAACGCTTGAACTTCTCTGAGGTTTTAATATCGGAGAAGACGGGTCAGATTCCTTCATCAAATCATTATCAATTGCATCCTGTTGGGATTGCGCACGATCAGAAAAGTAGGCGTTTCTTTCATCACGCGTTTCATTGGGAATCTTAGCCAAAAGCAAACCACCCACGGCTACTACACCAGCGTGCTTTCCATCGTCCATCGTTGGAAGCTCGAAATCTCCTATCTCTTCTTTACGCACTAGCTCAAAGCCTTCACGTAATCTTGACATAACATTTTTCTTATCTTCCTGACCGACAATTTCGGCTCTTATCCACCTGTAGGAATAACCTTCAGGTGCTGGTGGAGTCTCCAACATAGATGGGGGACGCCAAGGTTTGCGAGCGTTCATATCAGCTCGAGTATCTGCAGAACGTGGGGTTCTGTTGTTTGTTTTTTTGTTCTCTTTTGTCATAGTTTCTTACCTTTTAATATGTTTAGCGTATTCTTGAACCGGTACATTCAAACGACGCGCCATTTCAACTTCGCTTTTGGTAAGTCTAACTTGTCGTTTGCGTCCAGAGCCTTCAGACCTTACAGCCGGGGCAACAGTTTGTTGCATCTTCTGTTTTGGTTTAACTTCCCCACCGTCTTCAAACTTATGAGGAAACTCAACTCTGATACGTTTATCTATCTCATCATAATACATTGAATCAGAAGGATCAAACCCTTCTTCTTCAATTAATTTTCGATGAATGTTAAAAGCAGCCAACGTCATGGTTTCATCTTCACCAAACCACTTGTTTTTTTCTGCCCAATCTTGCGCCGCAGGTTCAGGGTCAGGCGCCTCTTGTTGAGCAGGTTGTTGATATTGTTGTTGTTGAACATAATCTTGGTATTGAGTTTGAGGCGCTTCCTCAACCTTTATTTTAGTATTAACCAATTTACTTTCTTCAACCGTAATCTTATCTAGTATTTCTTGGGCTTTTGTTACTTTGTCCCAATCTTGTTCTTGATAAGCTGATTTTAAAACTGAATTTGCTTGAGCTCTTTGCGACTTTAATCTGTTCTCTGCTTCAGAATAATAATTCTGATGAGCCTCTGAGTTAGAGGTTTTTAAATTATTATTTTCTTCTTGCAAAGATCTTGCGTATTCATACGCTGATTGAGCAGCTCGTTCCTGCTCACGCATTTTTTTAGTAAGCGTAGCAATCCGCTTTTGAACGTTTTTAGAATAATTTTCTAATTCGTCCTTGTCTTCGTCCTTTGCTTGTTCCTCCTCAGAAACATCTTCTACAGGTGCCGATTCATCTGCTTCCTCTTCAGGCATTTCAACTTCGACAACCTCACCATCTTCTACTTGTTCTTCTACTAAGTTTTTTTCTTCTTCTTGCATGATTTCCTCACGTTACAGCGTGACAATGTCATCTGGATCAGAGATCGTAGCGATAACTTCATCATCGTTAATTATTCGGCATTCAGCATCATCGCCTAATTTAAAGCGAGCTCCTGCATACCTTCCTATAAGCACCCATTGTTTTTCCTCACACCAAGGGATGTCACCAAACTTGTCTTTGTCTTTATAACAAAGCGGGCCCATTTTTACCACATATGCAACAACTGAAGCTAGCGCTTCTCTGTCAACTGTATCTTTTACTAGGGTAATACCACCTTTAGAAACACCTCTTCCTTTATATGGAAGGATTAACATCCGCCATCCCGCAGGATTAGGCATTCGTTCTACAAGTGATTTTGACATTAGAGTCGGATCTAGGACTCTATCTTCTGAATTAACAAAAGCAGTATCTGTTTCAGATTCTTTTTCTGTTTCTTTTTTAGCTTCCGCTTCGACCTCTGCCGCTACGTGGTCAGGTACTAATATCTTCTCCGTCATCTTCAACTATCCTTTTTAGCAATTCTCTAAGTTCATTTTCTACGTCGTCGAGAGAATTGTAGCGACCACGTAGATATTGATAATCTTCAAAAGATTTAACGCCGTTTAATAACTGAGCGTTAATATCTTCTTTCTTCTCCTTTAGCTGTTTTTTAAGTTGGTCAGCTATCCAAATAACTGACATTAATAAACGCCAGAAAACTTACCGCCGAACTCAGCTGCGCCCACACCTCTTGCTTTACCTTTGCCCATTCCTGGCTTAGGTGTAGCGTCAGCGCTTACGTTCTTCATATCGTTAAAAGCAACATTACCTTTATTAGTATAAGGTTGTTTCTTCAATATTTTAGGAGTTTCTAAATCTTTGATTTCAGTTCTTTTTATCATTTTGTTATTTAATTAAGTTGGTTTAATCCTAAGTCAATTAATTTTAATTCTTTTTGCTGATCAAGTCTATCTTGAGCAGTACCATCTCTCATTCTAGCAATATCTCGTTGCGCGTCAATTCTTTCTCGATCTATTTGATCTTGTCTTGCTTTCTCCTCAGCTCTAATTTGTTCCTTAACTGCAAACTGTTCTTTATCCTGCTGCAACTCTTGACCTTTTAAAGCAAGCTCTTGTTTTCTAATAGATACTAAAGGATCCTCTTGCGGTGGAGCAGCTACTTGTTGAGAAAACTGCATCATTAATTCATTCATAATCGGCGCACTAAACTGAGCCAAAATAGAGTTTGCTTGTTGAGTCATCTGTCCAGCCTCAACAGGGCTAACCGCTTGGCTTTGCTGCAACAAACCTTGATACTGTTGCAAGGCTTCAGGCGGCATTTGTTGCTGCGCAATAATATCAGCCTTCATTTGCAAATGCTGCATAATATGTGCATAGATGTTAGCTTGTACCTGAGCATTCATTTGGACCGGCTGCATGTTTAACAAATTAACATGAACCGCTATATGAGCATCATGGTCTTGTTCTGGAAATGCTTGCGCTACTCCACCTGCTAGTAATACAGAGTTTTCAAAACCAGCTTCGATAGGTTTAGGCTCTGTATCAGGGGGTGGCACCAATAAAGCATCAATATTATCTACGCCTAAAGAGGCATACATTCTTCGATAAGCTTCATACACACCGTTAGGGCCATGAATCTGCGGATTAGATTGAACTAACTGCATCATTTCTTGAGCCATTACAATTCTTTGACTGGTTGAAAATATATCTGGATTTGATACGGGGAATACATCTACTCTTTCATCAAAGTCAGTTTGTTTAACTTGCATCATTCCACCAGCTATCGCATACGGATAAACATCTGGAAGGCTCTTAGCAAAAATATCTGCAAGTAAATCAAATTCTTTTTTCTGCGCTGCATGTAATCGTTTATGAATCGCAGATAAAACTTTGGTTGACCTTTCGAGTAAAGCTAACGTGGTTCCGACTGGAGCTTGAGAGTTGCCTTCGCCCACATTAATTTCAGCGATTGAAGCAAAGCGTTGTCCTGATTGAACTAATAATCCTAATAAATTTAATAAGGTTCCGCTTGGCTCTTTGAACGGCAACGGTTGAATTGCATCCCTAAGACTTCCTGCTGGAGCATCAACATCTCTGAACTCACCCGGTTGAATCGGAGAATCTTCATCTCTAATTCTAATGCCTCTAGTTTTAAAACCAGCCGGTAAGTTAGATAACGTTCCAGCATCAATTAATTGTCTAACAATTGAGGTTGAAGCTTTGGATAAACCGCCAATCATATGCGTTAAACCAAATCCGTAAAAACCTAATCCAGGCAAAAATTTAAAGTGAACAAAATATTCAATTTTGTTTTTTATCGGATCGTCTTCAACGAAGTTTCTTCTGATTGAGAGAATATTATCTGAATTGGTATCAATAGTTACGATGTAAGGCAGTTTGACTTCAGTAAAGTCACCGTCTTCATCAGTATCTTCAAAACCTTCTAGGTCTAAGTTGCAATGAATCTCGTAAAGATTACATACTTCACCGGTATCATATGATGGTTTTATCCCTTCTAGCTTTTCTTGTTCGCTTTCTAATCCAGCATCAACAGTACTATCATCGCCGGTATCAACTTTTACGTTTCTGTAAAAACCAATTGCTTGAAGTTTTTTAACTTCGTTTTCAGGCATCTTAATTAGATGCGTAATTCTAGGACAGTTTTCTAAATCTGTGGTGTAGTAAGGAACGATTAAATCTTCTGGAGCTACAAACTTAGAAACTGCTCTGCCTAGATTTTCATCATAATAAACTTTCTTAAATGCACTTCCTGCAAGGGGCAGATAAAAAAGCATCTGATCTAAATCTTCGTCATACTCTTCCATAACGTGAGTAATCTGATAATTCATAAACTCTTTTACGCGTTGCGCTTGTTCTTCGACCGCTGAATTGTATTCACCTACGACCTGAGTTTTAACAGGGCCTTGAGGCGGCAATAATTCTTTGTAAGCTTGCGCTTGGAATTGAGTCACACTCTCTCCAAGCAAAGGATGGATCACGCCACTCGCTCCTTCAAACGGCTCTGATCTTTCGTCATCAAATTTCATACCGAGGTATTTCAATCCATCGGTATAAGTTTTCTCCCAGTCTTCGCGAGCAGACTTGTCGTTTTCAATAGCAGACATCAACTCAACATATATTTTGTCAAGTTCATTTTCAGAAACAACTTCGGCTAAGTTTTCTCCAAAACCTAGTCCAGGCATTTCAACATCAGGTTCGCCCAAAATGACAGAACCATCTTCTTGGAACTGAACGCCTTCTTCTTCGTCTAAGCCTTCTAAAATTTCAATAATATCTTCATCAAGATCATCGGTTGATCTTTGAGTTGTTAAATCTTGTACGGGTTCAGCTGTTTGCGCTGGATCGGGTACCTGTCTTTCAATTGCCATTAGTAATAAACTCTCTTTCTTGGTTCACGTTCTTCGTCGTCGTAATCGCTATCTAAGTAAACAAATCCACCTTCGCGGAATCGCATTAACGCTTGGGTCATAGTATCACATAAATCGTCATTAGCGCCAAATGGAAATGCAGCACATTCCTCAATCATATCTTCTGCAAACATACGATTGGGTGCCCAAACCATACCGGCTTCAAAGATCGGAGCAACCGAGTGCATTCTTGAATGTTTATCATGGCCACGCGTTGGCGAATAATTAACCACCGGTATTCCCATTCGCCGCAGTTCATGCGTCAACGGAGTTCCGGATGCTTTCGCCTCAATCAAAACCATATCCGATTGCCAATATTGGTATTCGCGCATCGCAATTTCTTTAAGTTCTGGAAAGTCCCAGCGACCTTTTTGCGAATCCAATAAGATAACACAATCAGGTGAATCTTCCGTTGGCTTAAATACACCCCAAGTTGAGATCGCAGAATAGTCTGCGGTTTGTTTTTTGGAAAACGCAGTATCGTAACTTTGCATAATATATTTTACGCCCGGCAAGGAATCATTTTCCCACCTTTGCCACCACTCGCGTTTGATGATCGATCCCTCTTCAGCGGTTGGTTGTTGCATCCACTGAGCATTCCATTTCATGCCAGGCAACGACGCCTTAACTTTCAATAATTCATCTTGCGACCAAAACTCAGGCCATAAAGGTTTCTCGGTATCAGGAAAAATTGCAGGGAACTCTATCACTTCCCATTGATCTGCCAAAGGTTCTTTTTGCGCTTCAAGTAATTTAGCGGTCAAGTCGATTGAAGACCAACGCGTCATTACAATAACAATCGCGCCTTTGGGTTGCAAACGCTGACGAGGTCCAGAGGTGTACCATTCATACGCACTCTCCAACGCATTCGGCGACAGCGCATCTTGTTCTGAATGCGGGTCATCAATAATTAATAAATCCGCACCCCTTCCGGTTACGGCTCCACCAACACCCGCTGCAAAGTATTCGCCACCCTTATTGGTTTCCCAACGACCGGCTGATTTGTTGTCGGCTTGCAGCTTTACATCTGGAAATACCTGCTTGTATTCTTTTTGCTCCATCAAGTTTCTAACTTTCCTACCAAACCTAACGGCCAGTTCGCCGGTATGAGTGGTCTGCATTATTTTCATTTTTGGTTGCATACCCATTATCCAAGACGGAAAATACGTTGAAGCAAATTCAGATTTGGTATGACGAGGTGGCATATTGATAATCAAACGATTGATTTTGCCTTGCGCAACTTGTTCAAGTTTCTCGGCAAAAATCTGATGATGGCGACCGCAGATAAACTCGGGCCACATCTGATTGATATATTTTAAAAACGATTGTTGACACTCCTCCTGAACGGCGAAGCCTTGTTGTTTTTCTACTAACAGCAGAGCTTCTTTGAGCTCTGATTCTGTCAAATGTGACAGGTCCATACTTTTTACTTTATTTTAAAACCGTACTCTTTAGCCATCTTGGTAATATCTTCGGTTCCGACAATCTTTTTGCCTTCATTTAACATATCCGTATAAAGCTCGTTGGCTTTATCTGGATCTTTAATTTTAATTGTTTCGTAAATTCTTTTTGCTTCTGCTCGATCTCCAGCAGTTCCAGAATTAATTAACGATTTGATTCTTGAGTGTTTGGCTAAATCGATAGCAAGATCAGCAAGTTTTAATTTACCGGTTGGACCAAAGACCGCCATACTGATTGAGTACAGAGGATCATCTGAGATAGGACCAAGAGCGCTTAATTCCGCTAAAGCCTTATCGATATCTTGCATCTTAGCCGAGAGCAGCTAATTGAGAATCTATACCCTCTTCTCCACCTGCAGTCATTTCCTGAGAAAGCATGCTCATCACTTCAGTAATATCTTCTTCGTCAAGACCTTGTTCCATCAAGAATTGAATGATTTGCTCTTCAGTCGCGCCTTGCGCAATTAGTTCAATAATTTGGTTAATAATATTGTTAAGCATTTCGGTTTCAGGACCGGATACTTCGCTTAAACCTTCTAAGCCTTCCATTTCTTCTTCTGACATATCATCACCCTCATCCATTTCCATCAGCATCATACTGACTTCGTCGCCTTCAGCAAATTTATTTTTTTGTTGAAGCGCTTGTTTCATCGATTCTTCTTTATCGCCGTCGTTGTCGAAATCTAAAAAGTCTGGTTTAGCTTCGCCGCCGGCTGCCATACCCTCTGGTCTTTGCGGAGGAGGTCCGTATTTAGGCATTTTTTTATCTTTAAGCATTTTTTCAAGCATTATTTTTTCTGCTTCAAGTTCTCTAACTGCATCCAGATCGCCTCTGCTCAAAGCATCCATCATTTCTAACGTTACATTTCTAAGTCTGGATTCCATTCCAAATTCAACTTGTTCTGGATTAGCATTTAAGAAACTATCTAAACTTTCGGCTGCAGCTTCTCCTGAAAGTGCAACATCCCCGTCCGCCATCATCATTCTTGGTTCCATCATATCCATTTGCTTATCACGCATCGCAAAGCCAGAGTCATAAATTTCAGAAATATTTTCTTCGACTGGGACTCTAGAAATTGGCTGCGTAAGCATTTGGGGTTCACCTACCA